AGCCGGAAGGAGGCGTTCTGATGAATGTGGAGCTCTTAAATGTCCGGATCTTTCTCTTTCAGAATACGGTCGAGACAGACGCCATCGGGAATCATCGTAATGTCTGGAAGGAGTATTACACCTGCTATGCCACCGTGTCTGCCGAGGCGGGAAGCCAGATGACGGAAGCCGGACTGGTGGTCGATGACTCACACCTGGACTTCACGGTCCGCTGGTGCAAAAAGACGAAGGCCATCACGTCCACCGGTTTCCGGCTTTCCTTCCAGAATGAGTATTACGACATCGTCGGAGTGGATCATATGAATTACAAGAGAAAAGCGGTCAAGCTGAAATGCAAGAAGGTGAGCCGATGAGTAAGATTCCTGTGGAGGAGCTTTCCGGAGAGATCGAGAAGGAACTGAATGCCTACGCGGAGGGCTGCACCGATGTGGTCAAGAAATCCGTAAAAGACACCGCAAGTGATATCAAGAAGGACATCGAAGCTAAAGCTCCAGTCGGTGCGACAGGAAAATATGCAAAGAGCTGGCGGACAAAAAAGACAACCGAAACAGGCAGCAGTGTGTCGTATGTGGTGCACGCGAATAAGGACGGCTACCGGTTAGCGCACTTGCTGGAGTTCGGGCATGCGCTGCGTAATGGCGGAAGGTCTAAAGCTTTCCCGCACATCAAGCCGGCAGAGGAATCCGGGAAAAAAGAGCTGGAAGAAAGAATTCGGGGAGGGTTGAAATGACGGTGGTTGAAATCATTAATGGACTGGGGCTTCCGTTTGCCTATGACCATTTCGCGGAAGGAGAAGTGCCGGACCCGCCGTATCTTCTGTACCGTTACCCGGAGTCGCAGAATTTTAGCGCGGACAACATTGTATGGAATAAGGCGGACACCGTTTACCTGGAGCTTTACTCCGATTACAAGGATATGGAAACAGAACACAAGATTGAAGAAGCACTTCTGCAGCAGGAAGTCTACTGGGATAAGTCCGAAACGTGGATCGACTCTGAGAAGCTGTATGAAGTGCTGTATTCATTTGGATGGGAGGAAGAATAATGGCGAAGAACAAGATCACATACGGACTTTCCAATGTGCATGTCTGGCCGATCACAGCGACGGACGACGCCGGGAAGCCCACCTACGGTAGCATCATCAAGATGCCGGGTGCGAAGGAGATGTCTCTGTCTGCAGAAGGCGATACAGCAACCTTCTATGCGGACAATATCATCTACTGGACGGCGGAGGCGAACAATGGCTACAGTGGATCTCTTACGGTGGCGGAGATGCCGGATGAATTCGCGGAGAAGATCTTAAACCAGGTGCTGGACAAGAACGGAGCACTGGTGGAGGATGCGTCCGCAACGGGGACCGAGTTTGCGATGGCCTTTGAGTTTGAAGGGGATGTGAACAAGAAGAGAATCATTTTCTATCGTTGCACGGCAGGAAGGCCGGACGTGGGATCCTCTACGAAGGAAGATTCCATCGAGCCGAATACGCTAGAGATCTCCATCAAGGCGGTGCCACGTCTGGACAACCACTATGTGAAGGCAAGCATCGCGGATACTGCGTCATCCGCCTATACCAGCTGGTATGGCGAGTCTCCCTATGAGCCGAGTCTGACTGCTACAGAAACGGGGGCATAACACATGATCAAGAGCATGAAGATTGGGGAGAAGGAGATCAGCTTTGACACGTCTCTCTCCTGGATGTTTGTCTACCGGATGCAGTTCGGATCGGACCCGATCGAGGTGATCATGCCGGCCATCAAGGCAGCCATCCCACTCTTTGACAGGGAAGGGGAAGACCTGACGGCCGCGGATCTGGACCTTATCACAGACATTTTGGCGGAACTCAATGTAACGGAGGGCCTCCAGCTCATCTGGGCAATCGCAAGGAACGCAGATAAGGAGATCGCGGATCCCGTCGCCTGGTATCACGGCTTCGAGAACTTCCCGCTGGATGAGGTTCTGGCAGAACTTGTTCCGGCAATCATCGAATCCTGTATCAGCACAAAAAAATTCAAGGCACTGTCTCGGGAAGTAAAGAAGGCAGTGCCGAAAAAGCAAACCTCGAAAGCGTCCTCACCGGGGGCCTGATGAGAGGGCTCAGGATGGAGGATACCCATGCCATGACGCTTGGCATGTGGATTGACTATATCGCCGAGTGGAATGAGATCAATCTGCCGCAAGAAGAGACGAGGCGGCAAGCAACACAGGAAGATTTCGATAAGTGGTAGTTTGGATTGTCAGACTCCTGTATAATTGTATCTGGAAAGTAAATCGGGATTCGTATAAGGTAGGTATGCAAATGAAAATAGTCATTATCGGACAGTTCCCAGATGCTGCGAAAGAAAACATTATCAGAAGTTTTCCAACTGCATGGGAAATCAGCATTGTTCCTCCCACATTGGCAGAACGAGAATTGCCCAATGCAGATGTCCTGATTCCTGAGCACATTCAAATCAATGCCGCACTTCTAAAAAAGGCACCTCATTTGAAATTGGTGCAGACCGGAGCGGGATACGACAATGTGGATGTAGAAGCCTGTACGGAATTTGGTGTACAAGTTTGCAACGCAGCGGGAGTAAATGCCACCGCGGTTGCAGAACACGTTATGGCATTTCTTTTATGCTGGTATAAAAATATAATCTATCTGGATAATTTCATAAAAACACATCAGAACGAAAGCCAGATGGTTTACACGGGCGCTGAGCTGTCGGAGAAAACAATTGGAATTGTTGGACTTGGTCATGTGGGGAAAAAAGTCGCGGAATACTGTCAATCGTTTCATATGAATGTGCTTGGATATAGTTATAAACCGATTGAAATAGACGGGGTTGAGATAAAAGACTTGGATGAACTATATCAAGTATGCGATATTATCAGTCTTCACGTTCCGCTGAATGAAACCACCAGACATATGATAAACGCAGACGCATTTGCTAAGATGAAATCCGACGCACTTTTGGTGAATACTTCAAGAGGAGCAATCATTGATGAAGCACAGCTAATACATGCTTTGCAGTATGGGACGCTTGGTGGAGCCTGTCTGGACGTTTACGAAGACGAGCCATTGGCACAGGATAACCCACTTCGCGACTTAAATCGTGTTATTCTGACTCCGCATACAGCTGGACTTCCTGATGGAGTGAAATATCACAAAAAGCGTTATGCGTTTTTTGCTCAAAATATTGAAAAAGTATTGCGGAATGAACTCCCTGAATGCAGAATAAATGAGCTGTCAAATTAAATCCTAGTTTGTTGAAGTAAGAAATTAGTGTTTAAGAGTCGGGTGATCGGCTCTTTTCTTATGCCCTGAAGGAAGGGGGCGCACCGCATGGCAGGAAATATCAAAGGTATCACAATCGAGCTCAACGGCGATACCACCAAACTAGATAAAGCTCTTCGGGATGTGAACAAGGAGACCCGGACCGTGCAGCGCCAACTCTCGGATGTAGAGAAAGCCCTGAAGCTGAATCCAGGAAACACCGATCTCATCAAGCAGAAGCAGCGGCTTCTCGGAGAAGAGATCAAAGCGACGGGGGATAAGCTCGACATGCTGAAAGCCGCCGATAAGAAGACGACCGAGGAGATGAAGAACGGTACGGAAGGCGCTGCCGAGAAGCATAACGAATTGCAGCGGCAGATCGCCGTGACGGAAGCGAAGCAGAAGTCTCTCCAGAAGGAATTCAACAAGCTGAGCGCACTCCCGGGGAAGCTTGGGAACGTCGCTACGAGCATGCAGAGCATCGGAACGAAGGTGCAAGCTGCCGGGAGCAAGATTAAGGGCGTGGGATCTTCTCTTTCCGGAGCATCCGTAGCAGCAGCCGGAGCCGTCACAGGCATGACGAAGTTCGCAATGGACACCGAGACCAACATGAGCAAGGTCAACTCCATCCTCGGCCTCTCCGGCGATGATTGGACATCCTATGAAAATAAGCTCAAGAAGGGTGCGAAGGATCTGGGAAAGTCCTATGACGAGTATGCGGATGCTGCTTATCAAGCTATTTCTGCATCGGTTCCAAAAGATGATGTGCCGAAGTTCCTGGCAAATTCCGCGAAGCTCGCCAAGGGCGGCTTGACAGATATTTCGACGGCCACGGATCTTCTGACCACGATCATGAACTCTTACGGTCTGTCGGTGAAAGATTGCTCCAAGGTTAACGATATTCTGATCCAGACGCAGAATCGAGGCAAGACTACGGTCGATCAGCTGGGAGCATCTATGGGTAAGGTCATCCCGGTAGCATCCAGCTCCGGGGTGTCTATCAAGGAACTGGCAGCGCAGTACTCGATCCTGACCCGGCAGGGTGTACAGACCAAGATTGCAGGGACGCAGATCCGGAGCATGCTCTCTGAGCTTTCTAAGAACGGCTCCACAGCCGACACGACACTCCGCAAACTGACCGGGAAGAGCTTCTCGGAAATGATTAAAAGCGGATCGAATGTCGGAGATGTGCTGAAGCTCCTGGACGGCGAAGCGAAGAAGAATGGCAAGTCTCTGAAGGACATGTTCGGAAATACCAATGCGGCATCGGCCGCGCTGGCTCTGATGAAAAACGGCACGGAAGGCTACGACAAGGAACTCGATGCAATGACAAACTCCACAGGTCTTGCTAACCGTGCCAGCAAAGAGATGTCGGATACGGCACAGAGTCGCCTGGCGAAGGCAATGAATCAAGCCAAGAATGCAATGGCGGATTTCGGGGCAGAAGTGCTGCCCATTATCACACCGATGATTCAGAAGATTACAGATCTCGCGAAGAAGTTTGACTCTCTTCCGGAAGGCGTGAAGAAGTTCACGGTTTATGCGCTGCTGGCTGTCGCTGCGGCGGCTCCACTTCTTATGACAATCGGAACGCTGACTTCAGGCGTCGGCTCAATGATTTCAGGGGTCGGAAAGATCACGGATGGCGTTGGTCGACTCGCTCAGGGATTTAAGAACCTGGGCGGCATGGCTGGCATCATGGGGAAGGCCATCGGATTTCTGACAAGTCCTTTGGGCATTGCGATTGCAGCCATCACGGCAGCTATCGTCGTTGGCGTTCTGCTATATAAAAACTGGGATAAGATCCGGGCGACAGCCAAGAAGGTCTTCACTGCCATTAAGAACACAGTGGTTCCGGTGATGAACACCATCAAGTCTGTGATCACTTCAACCTGGAATGGAGTCAAAGCAGTTTTTTCCACGGTGCTTTCCGCGATACGGACCGTTGTGTTGGTGTATTTCAAAGCGTACCTGACGGTGATTCGGACAGTTATGATTGCCATCCGAACGGTAATCCGTACGGTTTGGACAGCAATCAAAACTACGATCACCACGATAGCCCGCGGAATTCAGTCAGCTGTTGCCAGTGTATGGCACGGCATCAAGTCCGTAACGTCGTCGGTCTTTAACGGAATCCGCAACATCACGCGAAGCATCTGGAATGGGATCAAGACAGCAGTGGCTACTCCAGTACGGGCGATCCGGAGCATCGTAACGTCTGTCTGGCATGCGATTCGGAGTAGGACCATTTCTGTTTGGAACGGGATCAAGAGCGCGATGGTACGTCCGATCGAGGCGGCGAAGAGCGCCATTTCGGGGATTATTAGTCGGATCAAGAGCATGTTCCATTTCTCCGTCAGTCTTCCGCATATTGCACTTCCGCATTTCTCCATCTCTCCGCCGGGGTGGAAAGTTGGAGATCTGCTCAAAGGCAAGATTCCGAAGCTTGGCATCTCCTGGTACGCGGAAGGCGCGATCCTGAAGAAACCAGTGGCATTCGGAGCCGGCGGGAACTCCATCCTCGCAGGTGGGGAAGCAGGTCCGGAGGCGGTAGCACCGATCGATACGCTGAAGGGTTATGTCCGGGATGCAGTAGCAGAAGCAGGAGTCTCTGGTGGGACGGTATTTAATATCACGATGACGGTAAACGGGGCGAAGGACCCGGAGGATTGGGCTGCCGAGTTTGCCCGTAGCTTAAAGAAGCGCATGCGGCAGGGAGGTTAGAATGGCAAAGACAAGTAAATCCAGGCGGCCGACTGGGCTTTCCATCAGCCGCAAAGGCATGGTCTTCACGTTCAAATGGAAGAAGGGCGAGACTTACGGAGACGGTCAGCAGCTACAGTACATGATCCACAGCGGAAAGAAACCGAAGTGGAAGAGTGTCGCAGTCTCCAGCTCGGAAACAAGCCGGGCGATTACGCTGGCGGCATCTTCTTTCTATCCGGCAACCGGCAAGAAGACTCTCGGCTCGATTTCCTTCAGGGTGCGGGGAAATGCTGCAAAAGTTAAGAAAAGCAATAAGGGATGGAGCGCGTGGTCTACGAAGAGCTTTGACATCAAGGTTCCGAGGAAACCTGCGACTCCATCTTTTGCGTTAAGTGAGGATTACAGCAATGTGGGGACCTTCTCCTGGTCGGTCAAGATCTCGGATACGGATGCTTATGTCTTTACGAACTGTGAATACCAGTCGCTGCTTACTACCAGCGGAGAGACGGACGGAAATAAGCTCTCCTGGAATGACAAGCAGGCCGGCTGGAAGACCGGAACAGGGAAAGACACCGGATCCATCAGTATCACGGAAGACACCTCCGCCATCGCGGTCGGCTCTCAAACAAGGTGGTTCCGCGTCCGGGCCAAAGGTCCGCAGGGCCATTCCGACTGGGCGTACGCAAAGCATGTGTATTCGTTGTCGCAGGCGGCGGTGATTCAGTCCGCCAAAGCGGTGGAAAATGGCGTGGGTGGCGTAAACGTGCTGCTCTCCTGGATTGCGCCAAGCAGCTCCCGGACACCGATCGATAAGACCACGGTGCAGTGGACGATCTCGACACCTGCCGAGAACCTGCAGTGTCCGGATGATGCAAGCTGGAATGACGGGAACGCGTCGAAGGATACTGCCGGGACGGACATGGCACAGTTTTCCATCGACAGCCAAGTGGGAAACGACAAGTGCCTCTTTGTCCGGGTGAACACGGAGCATGACGGTCAGATGACTTACGGCACGCCATACCTCGCGATTACCGGCCCCCTCAGCGCACCAACACTCACCAGTGCCGAGCTTGATACCTCGACCAATAAAGCTACCATCACAGCCACCAATAACTCGGAGATCCCGGACAGCCAGCTTGCTGTGCTCTTCCGGTCGGAGACAGAGGACCTCGTGCTGGGTGTGATCCCGCATGGAGCAACCATCGTGACGGTGCAATGTCCGGAACTAGTCAGCACAGAAGTCCACGCTTTCGGAGTCTACGCATTTCAAGGTAGTTATAAAACGGTAACGAGACCTGATGGCCTTACCGTTTATGAGCTCTCAGCCAATACAAAAAGTGTGGAAGTCTGGCAAGGCGGCGAAGTCCCGAAGGCTCCGGAGAATGTCACGGTTACTTCCACCAGCACAAGCGGTACGGTGCAGGTCAGCTGGGACTGGACATGGGACCAGGCCGACGGCGCGGTGATCAGCTGGGCAAATCATGAGGATGCCTGGGAATCCACAGACGAGCCGAGCACATATAGTATCAGCAGCCTTCATGCCAGTCGATGGAATATTACGGGACTGGAGACAGGTGTCACCTGGTATATCCGGGTGCGGCTTACGGTCGGGTCCGGAGATGCCATAACCTACGGGCCGTGGAGTGAAGCCGTCCCGGTCGATCTTTCTGCCACTCCGAGCATCCCGACGTTGGTGCTTTCCAAGCAGGTCATCACGGCGGAAGAAACCGTCACTGCATCGTGGGTGTATGCCTCCGGTGATGGAACTGCACAAGGTTATGGGGAGCTTTGTGAAGCAACCATTGATACCGACGGGATCCACTATGGGGAGATCTTGGTTCATACACAATCGACACAGAATATTACGATCTCGGCAGCAGATGCCGGGTCGAAAACTGGGACCACGCATTATCTCTGCGTCCGGGTAACTTCCGCATCGGGCCGGGTATCCAATGGCTGGAGTCCGGCCGTGTCGATCACGGTGGCAGAGCCTCTTACAGCGGCCTTGACGGAATCCAGCCTGGAAACCGTCACGGTGACCGATGATGCCGATGAGAAGATCACCCGGGATGTTCTGTCGCTTACTAAGCTTCCTCTTACAGCGAATTTGACGGGAGCAGGAACCGGCGGAACAAGCATCCTGGTGATCGAGCGGGCGGCATCGTACCATATGGAACGGCCGGACGAATCAGAGTTCGACGGCTTTGCGGGCGAGACGATCGCACAGGTCAGCATCAGCGGAGAAGGGACACTGACGATAGAGGCGGAGGATCTGATCGGCTCGCTGGACGATGGGGCAACGTATACTCTGATCGGAAAGGTCAAAGATACCCTTGGGCAGTCTGCTGAAGTGCGGCAGGAGTTTGAAGTGCACTGGGCGCATCAGGCAGGAATCCCGACCGCGTCAGCTGTCACTGACCGAAGTACATATAGCGTGACGATCACACCGGCCGCACCAGACAGCTACGAAGAAGGGGATGTCTGTGATATCTATCGGCTTTCGATGGATCAGCCAGAGCTCATTTTGCAGGGGGTCGCGTTCGGGACGTCTTATGTGGATCCGTATCCGGCATTTGGAGAAGGCTGCGGTCACCGAGTGGTGTGCCGGACAGCGAACGGAGACTATATTACAGAGGATAACCTTCCGGCATGGGTGGATCTCGACGAGGAAGATGGCGATGTACTGGATGTGCAGCGGCTAGTCATCGACTTCGACGGCACCCGGGTGGAGCTTCCCTACAATGTGAAGCTTGATCATTCCTGGGAGAAGGACTTCGAGCGAACCCGGTACTTAGGCGGTCACATCCAAGGGGACTGGAATCCGGGTGTGACGCGAGACTTGTCAGCCGGAGCAGAGAGCATCCGGATATCCGATACCGAGACAATACGAAGAATGCGAGAACTCGCGGAGTATCCTGGCATCTGCCATGTGCGGACGCCAGACGGGAGCAGCTTTGCGGCAGATGTCGAAGTGTCAGAGAGCCGGGAGTATAACAGCTTTGTCGTTTCCTTCTCGCTCGACATTAAGCGGGTAGAAGCGGAAGGCTTTGATGGGATGACGTTAGATGATTGGAAAGCGATGCAGGAGGCGAACGCATGAATTACAGCAGAGGGTTTTCCGCATCCTATTACATGACCATTCTGGATCCGGTGACCTTCCGGGATGTACAAACCATCTCGATCAAAGGTGGGAGCATCGACCGGAGCACATCGGAGCTCATGGAATCAGCTGATATCGACTTGACGGAGATCCCGGGAGATGGCGAGGAATGGATCCGAGTGTATCTGACCGCTAGGCAGGAAGGGTCAGAGGATGAACGGGTCCCGGTCTTCACGGGGCTTCTGTCTGTTCCAGAGCGGTCGCTTGACGGACATCGAGAAAGTTATACAGTTGAGTGTTACTCGGTGCTAAAGCCTGCCGCAGATATCCTGTTGCAGCGGGGATGGTATGCGCCGTCCGGCGTCAACGGGGCGGCACTTGCCGCATCGCTGCTTTCCTGTGGTCCGGCACCGGTGACATTATCGGAGCATGCTCCCGTTCTGGCTGGCTCTATCGTTTCGGAAGACGGAGAGACGAATCTTTCGATGGCAGAGAAGATCCTCGCTGCCATTGGCTGGAGGATTCGGATCACGGGAGCTGGGGAGATTCAGATCTCTGAACCAGCTGTAAGACCGTCCGCCAGTTTCGATGCTTTGGAAAACGACAGTCTTGAGATGAAGGTGACGGATACCCAGGACTGGTTCTCCTGTCCGAATGTCTTTAGAGCGGTGCAGGGAGATCTTGTCAGCATCGCCCGAGATGATGATCCATCAAGCAGTCTTTCGACGGCCAGCCGAGGCCGGGAGATCTGGATGGAGGAGACGGACTGCAGCCTGGGAGCGGGAGAAACACTATCTGATTACGCGCTGCGGCGGCTGAAGGAAGAGCAGTCTCCGGCAAGGAAACTCAAGTACGACCGACGCTATCAGCCGGATATCGTTCCCGGAGACCAGGTCCGGATTCATTATCCGGGAAACGGCATTGCTGGTGTTTTTCAGATCACGTCCCAGAGCATTGAACTGGGGTATAACGCGAAGACCACAGAGGAGGCGGTTATGGTATGAGCTTAAAGCAGGCACAGATTGAAAGCGATTTGATTAGCGCCTTCAAAGAATCAAAGAAGGCAACGAAGCCATACGATACCATGGCTACGGTAAGACGCGTCGAAGGCGATATTGTATGGGTGCATGTCCCGGGAGGAGTGGATGAGACGCCGGTGGCCAGGTCCATCTCGGCTCAGCCGGGGGACACCGTTCGGGTACGTGTCTCCGGAGGGAATGCTTGGATCACGGGGAACGACTCTGCTCCGCCGACAGATGATGCCACAGCGCTGATGGCCAAAGGTGACGCGCAAGTAGCTAACCAGAATGCTGGAGCGGCCAAGAAGTCGGCCAAGCAGGCTGGAGTGAAAGCGGCAGCCGCACAGAAAACTGCCGGAGCAGCTTCAACCGCCGCAATAGCTGCGGGGAATCTCGCTAACTCAGCAAAGGAGAGCGCCGCAGCAGCTCAGAGTACCGCGATTCGGACAGACGTGAAACTGAGCACATTGATTCGCAACACTGAGGAAGGGATCGAAGCCGGGAAGGTCCCGGACGCATCCACACTTTCAGAAGGAGCCACTATTACGGTTCCCGCTGCGCTCGTTAACGCGAACGGCAGCTTTGACGTTCTGCTGGTGACCTACACGAATTCCAGCGGCACGATCACAAAGACCGTATCAGAACGGATCGCGACTTTTGGAGCGGACGCCGTGATCGGTAAGGGTACAGAGACACACGCTCATATCGATTCGGACAGCTTCGATATCGTAGATGCAAATGGATATCTCAAGGCTAGCCTTGGCGGGAGCACGCCGATGATCCAGATCGGAAAGTTTACCTTCGTAAATCGTGAAAATGGGAATCTGACACTCCGGTTGAATGAGGAGGAATAATGCATGGCCTATTACAGTAAGAAAACGAAATTAACCTATCTTCCTGTGATGTCGAATGGAGCAGGGACGCTTTCTAAGGACAGTTATGTGCTGACGGAGGTGACGAAGATCGTCCCGCATGACGGATACAGCGATGTCACATTCAAATACAGTCTGTACGGAAAATCGACCAAACAAAGAAGTGTGAAGGCTGAGCTGATCGCAGGGGGATCCGTATCAAAGACCGTGACAGTTACCACGTCTTTTACCAGTCTTCTCGCGCTGACGGAGACGGTCAGCTGCAGTGGCAACATTGAAACGACCATCAGCGCGACATTGACTTACGAAGATTCCTCGGTGATCGGTGGTTATGGAATCACAACGGATTCCAGTATTATGTCAAGGGCGCAAGTCAGCTTCGTCACGTTCGGCAATGTCAGTTCCTATCCGTTTAGCATGAAATATGGTGAGACAGGAACCGTCACGACGGACAAGTCCTCTGACTACCGACTGGATTTTTATGATACGTCCGGGATCAAACGCTATACGGTGTCTTTTTCGGGAACTTCTGTAGACTTCACCATTCCTATCACGGTCTTTCAGGAGGCCGGAGGAAATCTGACCACCATGAAGTTCTTTGAGGAGGCACAGGGCATTGACATCTGCGAGGTTGATTTCTCCTGTTCGGTATCTGAGACCGCATGCAGCATCGGCATACAAGCGGTACGGAGTTCCTCTGATGCGGATCCTTCCCTGGTCACGATCACCCTCGTCGGAGAATCAGCGGCTTCCAGTACATCTCGAACCGTCACGATCTACGCCAAGGAAACCAGTGCATCAAGCTGGACCACCCTCGGAACGATCTCTCCGGCATCCGCTTCCTTCACCGCGACGTATACGACGGACCTTGCTATTGATTATGCTTGGGATATCTATGCGGCGCTTTCTGACGGCTATACATCAGCGGAGTCGACGAAGGTACGGATCTACTCCAGGTCCTATATCATGGATGTCCGCACGGATGGAAAAGGCATCGCCTTCGGCGGGACGGCAGCGAATGCAGATGAGATGTACTGCGGCTACGGTAAGTTCCGTGCAGATTACATTGAGGCTACAAGCACTTCAGCAGATTATGCAGAAGTGGGCAGCGCATCAGTGACTACTAGCGTTACCATCAGAGGAAAAACGATCTTCGATCTCATTTATCCGATAGGATCTGTGTATATTAGCTTCTCGGAAACGGATCCTAGCTTATTGTTCGGCGGGACCTGGGCTCAGATGAAAGGCCGGTTCCTTGTCGGCGCCGGTGGCACAGCCAATGAGCAGAACAGTCTCTCCACGGAGCAGCTTCCTGATTCACTCGTGGGGAATAGCTCCTGGTTTCCGGTGGGAGAGACAGCGGGCGAATATACGCATACACTGACAGCTGAAGAATCCGGACTTCCTGCGCATACTCACGGCATGGGTAAGCTCTTCAGCAATGGTACAGGAAGCGATAGTGCTTATATGATGACCACCAAGCGTACTCTGAGAACAAGAACTACAGAAAGCGTCACGGCTAAGAATGCGACAAAGGCGATCCGGAAGTTACCGCCATATATCGCGGTCTACATGTGGCGGCGGACTGCGTAAGGAGGTGCACATGACGGTAATTCAATATCTGACCTTATTTGGGGTCCCGGCGGTATGTGCTGCCGGGATCATCTATTTTGTAAAGAAGATGGTCTCGCTGAAGGAAAAAGACCAGGCGATGGAAGAAGCACTCCGTCTTGGTGTGCAGGCACTGCTTAGGGACCGGCTCTATCAACTGTATCGTTACTGCAAACTGGAGAAGGGCTATGCCGGGATCAACGATCGGAACAACTTCTCGAATATGTTTGATCGCTATGAGAGTCTCGGCGGCAACGGTGTGATGGATTCGATCCGAGAAAAGTTTATGGCGCTCCCCACAGCGGAGGAGCATGAAGAAATGGAGGTTACACATGAATAAGAAATGGATGAAGGCAGCGGGGATTCGCGCTGTAAAAACGATCTGTCAGACGGCAATTGCCACGATCGGTACCGCAGTGGTTCTTTCTCAGGTAGACTGGAAGGTGGTAGTCTCTGCTTCCGTACTGGCGGGCATTTTATCGGTGCTGACGAGTCTGGCGGGATTGCCGGAGGTAAAGGACGGTGATGAGACATGAAGGCAATCGATGTTTCTTCCTGGCAGGACGTGATCGACTGGAAGAGGGTAAAGGCGGATGGCGTAGTCGCTGCGGCGATCCGCTATGCGGACGGAAGTTATCTGGATAAGCAGTTCGACCGGAACATGCGGGAAGCGAGGAGGAACGGCATCCATATCGGAGCCTATATTTTTAGCAGGGCGACAAACACTGCACAAGCAGCAGAGGAAGCGGAGCGTCTTTATGAGGCGGCAAAGAAGTATGCTCCGGATCTTCCGCTTTATATTGATCTGGAAGCAGATCACCTTGCTAGGAAGGCGAATACGCTGGCATCGGCATTCTTAAAGAAGATGGACACCCTTGGTGCGGTCGGTGGGATCTATGCGAATCTCAATTGGTTCACCCACTATATCTCTGCTCAGAAGTTCAAGAATCGTCCGCTCTGGATCGCGCAGTATAATACGAAGCTTACGGCAGCGCATCCGGAGCGGTTCGGCATGTGGCAGTACTCCAGCAAGGGAAAGGTCTCCGGAATTAGCGGGAACGTGGACATGAACCACCTCTACGTGAAGTACTGGGAGACATCGAAGAAAGCTTCGGCAGCATCTAACAGTACGAAGAAGTCTGTTACAGAGATCGCCCGGGAAGTGATCGCTGGGAAGTGGGGAAACGGCACGGACCGAAAGAAGCGGCTCACCAACGCTGGATATGATTACGATAAGGTCCAGAAGAAGGTCAATGAGCTCCTGAAATAAATCTGATCAAGGCATTACGGCTCATGGGAGAAATCCTGTGAGCCGTTATTTTATTGCATTTTTTTCGAGAGAAACCGGAAAATTGTCAAG